AACACTTGACCGATAGCGTCTTCGATAGACACCTCATCGGATACCAAGCGATTTGAAAGAGTGATAACATCGTCTACAGACTCAGCATTCACTCCCAAAGTTAGAGCTGACAGTTTCGCTTCAAGAAGTCGTTGACTTGATAAAGCAGCTTCTAGCTCTTTCTCTTTAGCAGCAAGCGCTTCTGACTGTTTCTCAGCCTCGCTCTTTTGTGAGTCCTTCCACTCTTTGAGTTGTTGAAGCCCTTCTTTAGCACTTTTGATATCTTCGAATCCTAGGCTTTTGAAGATTTTCTCTTGCGCTTTTCTTGACTCCTTAGCTACAAGTCCAGTCACCTCATCTTGAGTGAAAGTCTTGGTAGGTTGCTCTTGAGTTTGTGACTCAGTGTTTCCTCCAGCGTTAACTGGCTGGTCAGCTTGTGTTTGAATGTCTTCTGGCATTCTTCTGTCCTCCTAAAATTAGGTATTATCTTCCGTTCTTTACCGACTGCGGATAAAGTCAAGTAAAAAACCGCATCAAATCTGATACGGTTTTGAGGGCGCCAATTTCGGCAAAAATAAAAGAGCATCCATAGACACTCTTGTTTGTATTTTATACTACCAATATATCACATAAAAACGGGACTTTCTGCCAAAATTATGCAGTCAATAGCATCCAGCTATCTCTTAAGGTAGTTCCGTGTAAATCAATATCTAACAATTCGTCAAAACTAGAAAACTTTTGTTCATTGACACCAAAAGGTTCAGAGATTACATTATCATCTCCGAAATACCCAATGTAGTACTCAATTCCGTTTAGTTTCAGATTAAACTCTTCACCGTTTTCTACGCTTTCTCTGAAGTCTTCTAAAGTTTTAAAAAAATTATTTGTCATAATTATGCCTAATTCCTTTCAAATCTTCGTTTGCGATACGTTGGGCTAAAGTTAGTTCTTGATCGCCTTTTGACCGTTTTTTCTTCTGTACTCCGTTATCATCTTTCCACCAAGACCAATAATGAACGTGAGGAACTTTTTTGTGGTGTTCTGGCTGTTTATGGTCTGTATTATCAATATCAAACTTAGCTTTACCAGTCTTACCAAAGTATCGACGTTGAATCAAATCGCCGTCTTTATACAAGTCGACAACACTGTTTGGTTGATGTAAAACAGGGGCTTTATCATTAACAATAACGGTGGTATTTTTTCTAGCTTCCAGCATTGTTTTCACGCTTTTCACTAGTGCACTAAGTCTCTTATATTCCTCGCTATCATTATACCTTATATTTCGGTATTTATCTAGTGATAATGGAGCGTACTCACCTAATAATCTTCTTATCTCACTATATTCTGATGCAACCTTCTGATTTTTCTCTCTCTGCCTACCTTCCTCTTTAGCAAAGCTCGACGGATTTTCGTGATACTTCTCACGTTTCTCATCACGGTAAAGAAATGGATGGTCATCTATCCAAGACTTGAGGGCATCTCTCTGAGTACCCAATTTTGCTTTATATCGGTTTATCAACTCTTTATCGCCCAACTTCTCAGCGACGTGAAGTTTCTCCTTGTTCGCTCTGATAGACCTCTCTAGAGCTCTCTGTTTAGCTTCTGCGTTGGCATTTTCTTCTGCTTGCTCTGGTGTAACCTCTGCCACATCCTCGCCTAAATCAGGCTTGTAATTGGCTCCTGGAATGAATGGCGTTATCATGTGCCCGCAGTTGATACCAAGACACCCTCCAGGCTTGCCATAACCGTAGTCGTCCAAAGCCAAAATCTTCTCGCCATGCTCGGTTCTAGCGTGGCCAGTCGTGACTATCTGATGTTGCAAAGGCGCACACATTTCTCTCGCTGATGCCTTTTTTGAAAAATAAAAGGTATCAATGCCCAGCTCTTCAGCAGGTCTCGTTCGCATCTCTCGAAAAGTTCGATAGGTTGTCGTCTTGATAACAGTCCGTGCGTAGTTGTCTATCTTCCAGTTACGCCCAGCACTATCTTGGAAACCTTGGAACCCTTTCTCTTGCCACTTCATGACCGTGTCAGAGATAGCCTTATCAGCCGTAGACAGGCCAGTAACAACTCTAGCGACAGATTGCTCAACAATACCTTGATAAGCGCCTATAACAGCCTTAGGAAGCGTTGTGTTGATTAGGTTGTGGAGTTCGTCGACTGCTTGGTTGGCATAATCAGCAAGAATCTCTTGAATGTAGTTATTACCTCCCAGGGATCCACGACCTAAATCTTCCATAAGCTGTTGCTTCGTGTCTGTGTAGAGCTTCAGGCCTTCATTTTCGACAATGTGCCGCAGTTGTTCTTCAGCTACGCCTGAACGCTCAGAGATTAGTTTTAGGTTCTCCTCATTCAGCATGTGCATCTGTTGCATCTTCTCGAGTTGCCAGATGTACGGTTGTTTGTCAAGATAAACCGTGCCACGTTCGGTCACACGTTCGACCACGTTGTCAAACAAATCCAAGGCTAACTGATGATAGATGTCTGCGACATTGCTCGCTTGAAGCAGCAGTTGCTCGTCATTGAATTGTATCGGCGGTCTCTTGTTTCCTTTCATTTAGCATCCTCTCTAGCCTTGGTCTTGAGCTTTTCATAAATAACTTGGCAGGGTTTGGAGCTAACCAGAAAATCCTTGAAATTAGGTTCATTTAATCACTCCCCGTAAATATCAATGTCTTGTTGACTTCGCTGACTGTTGGCAGTATCCATTGTTTCCTGGTTGATTGCTTGAATCATATTCTTAGCATCGGTTTCTGACATATTGAATGCCTTCTGGATAGCGTGAGCCTTGCTGACAATGCCACTGGCCAAAGCCTTGGTCCAATAGTCAAGCTCATTGTTCTTGTCAGTGAAAACTCCGTCGTCCAGATTGATTGCAATCTTCTCCATCCGAGGAATTGTACCGCTATACAATCCGTAAAGACTTCCAAGCTCACAAATTGAGATAATCAATTCTTTCAAAGATTGCTCAACCAAGCTGACAATACTGTTTCTCATTTGGTAAGTATCAGAGTTTTCAGAAACGACCTCTGTCGCAGTCTTCAAGCTCTGCCCGTCAAATGTAAACATCCCAGCTGATACACCTAGAAGCATTTCAAAGAGCGATAAGCCTTCGTTAATGGTCTTGATGTAATCATCTGCTCTGATTGCAGTAGTCAAGTCTGTGATGCTTCCACCATCCATGTCGCTAGTAGATAAGCGTAAGTAGACATTCTGCTCTGTATCAAAGCGTTTGACAAGTTGGACGTCTCCGTCATGATTGACCATTCGAGTCTCTGTAAGGTTTTCAGGAACTGCCACTCTACGTTGGCCCATCTTAACTTCCCACTTGAACTCGTCATAGGTCGTATTAATGAAATCAATCGTGCTCTTTGCATTGTCAAAGATAGACAAACCCAAAGGACTATTGATGTCCTTGTTGTTCATTCCTGGAGGTTTTAGGTAAGAAAAAAGCGGTCTTGTCAGACCGTCAAGTTCAACTTGTTCTTCTAAATTCTCGTAGACTTCAGATAGAGGAACACGTCCACCTACTTGTTCAGAGCTTTCAGACCTGTATAACTCGTTAGAAATGATGTACTTTCCGTCGCTTGACCACTCGTGAAACTCAATCAAGGTGTAGTAGATGTTCTTCTGACCTGAAGCCTTAATCGTCTTAGTCACGATAGCAGCGCTTGAAATGTCTTGCGTGTTGCTTTGCAACGGCAAAAAGACAGGCGCTTGTACAAATGACACTCTCACTCGCCCATTATCTACATAAGGCCTCATAGCAAGCCCACCAAGGGCAAGGCATGATTCCAGATATCGCTCAAAATTCTTATTAAAGCGGTCATTCTTCAATGTTTCTTGAATGAATGTATTTGCTTCTTTATCGTCCAATTTAATCGAGGCTTGCTCATTAAAGACCAGACTAGCAATCTTCTTGGCAGCGGTCCGAGCAATTGGCAAAACAGTCATTTCTCTCTGTTTCATCATGCCGTCCGTGTTCGTGTAAGTAACCGTTCCAGCGTTGCTTTGATAGTATTTGAGGTTCTCGTTAATCCGTCGATACTCTGCGCTTGTTATTGCGATTTTAGGATGGTCTGTGATACTTGCCAGACTTTCTGTCGTCATTCTGTATTGACTCCTTTTTATTAGATTTTTAATGGTTTGTATAATTCCCATTCTTTGATATGCTCCTATTAAAAATTAGCGTATTTCTTGTAAAAGACATTGACACTATATCTGAATTCGTCCATTGCGTGGTTGTCTTTATCAATTGGCCTTCCGTTATCGTCACGACTATAAAGACCAATCTCTTTCAAGAAATAGTAATGGTCGTACTCTTCCTCTGAATGATTGATAAGCAGGAACTGACCTGAAGAGATGATATTCTGGCCACGTTCAATCCCTACCTCGATACCCTTCGCTTTACTGCTGACATCGTGAGCGTTGTTCATTGCTCCTCTTGTCTGAATACCTAGCTTGTGCAGTTCCTCTCGTAAGGATCTACACGCTGGGTCAATCCAGACATCGGTATAGCGCATTTGATACTTGCTAACACACCACTGAATGAAAGCTCGAAGCTCGACTGCATAGGTAGACATGGCTTTAACTTGACCAGTCTCTGCTCCGCTATGGTAATAATGAGCTACACGGTTAAGTCTGAAAAAGGTTTTGCCATCCTCTCGATGTCTAGTAACGATATTACAAGACATCGATGTGGCATCAGATTGCCCTCCATCACCGTTGAAATACATTTCAGTAGGTTCGCCTACCAAACTATCCTTAATGTTCTTCTCGAGGTCAAATAAGCCGTATATAACGCCCTGAGGCATTACACGTTGACCGAGCACGTCTCTCTTGTAGAGATAAGGATTTTTCTTTAAGGCTTGAATAATAGACTGCTTACGCTCTTCAGATAGAATCGGATTGTCATCCATAGTCCAATGCGTCCAGCGTGTGTTTTGAACGTCAAATACATCCTTAATAACAGGATGCTGAGGTGCTGGAGGGTTTAGATCAGCTAGATGATATCTGAGCTTAGCAGCCCACGTCCGTCTGAATGCTTCCTGGATAAAATCCATGTTCAGCAGATTGATTTCACAAAAGACGACTGAACCTAAAGACATACCAGTGATAGCACCTACACTATTTGCTTTACCGCCCCCTTTATAGTAAACTCGCTTAGTGCCGTTTGGTGTATCGATTAAGAGGTGGTCTCCGTGCTCATCGTGTTTGATTTTGCAATTACCATCGAAGATGTGCATTAGCCCCGTTCCGTCACCGTCAATAAAAAGGCGGTAGGCTTGTTCTTGGTTGTATGCAGCTATCAAATGGTTCTCATCTTGTGACTCAATCAAGTACCTGGCATATCTAAAATGACCAGCGGTTGTCTTACCGCTTCGAGGTGTGCCCTCGTTGACTTCAAGCTCATAGTTGAATGGCCTGCGAATGATTTTGAGTTGTTTATTTGAAAACTTAATCTTCAACCTCGTCACCGCCCTTCACTGCATCAAGCAAAGACTCCATAAGAGATGTATCGGACTTGGAACCTTGATTGCTCTCGATCTTGATTTTGAGCAATTCAATCCGTTGTCTTTGTTCCTCGGTCGCAAGAGGGGATTGCGTAAGCTCATCATAGGTTTTTATCATACTTCTGAGTTCAGCCTGTGCTCTTGCTATTGCAGCCATCGCTTTTCCTTGCTTGTCCCATGCCGTGTGAACCTCATAGCTTTCACTGCCTTTAGCTGTACTGGCAATAAGCATGGTAGTAGTATCATGAACATCTTGCACATACAAGATACGCTGAGCGTGTAGCAGATTAGCATAAGTCAGCGTGATGTTTTCCCATAGGATGTCAATAGGCTGTTTTTCTGAAAGCTCTTGTGCTATCTCATATATCTCTTGAGGGAGATACTTAGCAAACAGCCCATGTTTGAGGGCGTTTTGGTTACCTATACTTCCGCCTTTGCTATTCTTATTGCCTTTCGGCGCTCCCCGTTTCCTTTTTGAAGTACTACATTCATCTTTTGAAGTACTACAATTACTCCATTTATCTCTTAACTTCCAAACTGAGATAGTTTTTTCAGGCACGCCCAACATGTCGCCAATATTGCGGTTAGTGATGTTTCCGTTATTCTGCTTATAAATTTCAAAAGCTTTATCTCGGTTCGGGTCTCGTGCTCTGCCCAACCTATTACCTCCTATTTGTCCGTTTTGTAAATCAAAAAGGCCACACAATGTGTGACCTTTTTGCAAGGCGACTACTGACCTCGACTAGAATCGATATTATATTCTTACCTTTTCTTTTTTTATTTTTTTGTAGCCTTTTTTTGCGATATTAAAACATCCTACTCTATCGCCACTGGTAACCCAAGCCAGCAGTTTTTCAGAAGCTTTTCTAGGATTTTGCCTAAGGTGCCTTTGCTTTAATTCTTGATGATACTATAATAGCACGATTGATTGACCAGTGTACTTAAATCTAGTTCGCATTAGTTCGCATTAGTTCGCATTTATCAACTACAGCACCCAATTCACGGATTGCATCTTTCTTTTTTTTGTAAAAAGTTGTCTTGCTACAATCAAGATGATCCATCATATCATACACGCTTGCTTTCTGAATATAAACCATCCTTAAAATTGTTCGACTTGCAGGCTTAGGCATTTTATCAATCAATTTACTGAGCTCAATTCTGCGCTGGATAGCTTCAGCAGTTGCTTGCTTCATGTACTCTTTCAAGGAATCTTGCATGCTAAAAATATCGATGTAACGTTCATCTAATCGAACCTTCTGACCACCTTGAACCTTATCCATGCTCATTTTAGGGCTAGAAAGTAAACTAGCTTCAAGATTAGCAAGCTCGTCTATTCGATTCTGTATCTCTTCATCCAAATTCTGTAGTTCATCAAGTAACTCTTTAGCCTTGTTCACTCTCTATCTCCTTTTTGTGGTATAATAATATTATTGAAAACGTTGTCGAGGCAGAGAGTGTCTTGGCTTTTTTTGTTTTAGTAGCTATTAAGTATTTTGATTGTCTCCTCATAACTAAGATTTACTTTAGCTTTTTGCTCCTCGTATGCTCCAAAAAATTTTGGGATTTTGAAATAAATGATTGTACAGCCGTCATGATATCTAGTAACCGTGTAGATATGTTTGAGCAAATCTTTTCTGATCGCAATGTTTGGAAATGCTACAAGCCCCAACTTATCTTCTTGCTTTGTTTTCTTTGCTTTCACAGCTCCCGAATACGGATATTTTTTAGGTCTCATAATCTCACCTCATCTCCAATTTTCAAAAATTCGTAGTTATCTTGTGACACTACGAATGTGCCGTAGTTCTGTATTGTGATTGTGTAGATTTCGCCCATCTTCTCCTTGTGGACGACTTTACCTTTAATTTCTGCGCCTCGATTATCTGCTTTGTAGATTACAATCGGGCGCTTTTTTTCAAGATTTTTAATGTGGATACATTGCCAGATGTTCAAAGTAGCAGACAATACAATCCATAACACTATAAATCGTTTCATGTTTACTCCCTATAATCGTTATAAATTTCAATAGCTGGAATTGACTCATTATCAGTTGCAGAAGTAATTATCAGCTCGCTTATCACTTCTCTCTGAAATTCTAGTAACTCCTCTATCGAATTGATTTCGATAAAATGCCCCTCTGCCCCGTTCGGGAATTCTCTTTGTATTCGACCTTTAGATGTTTTATGATTAACTCCTTTAGAAAGCCAAGTGCCTTCCCTCCAAGAAAATCGCTTATCAAATTCTTCAAATGTCGAACAGGTTCTAACTTCTCTTTTTGTATGCTTTATATAGATTTTTG